CTCAAGTCTGGACACCTAAAGGACTGGCTAACTATATTAAAAATGCTGCAAAAGCTACAAGTGGACAATTTAAAACTACTAAGAAACTATTTGGTGGATCAGAAATTACAAAAGAAGATCTATACCTAGATCGAATAGCTCAAGAATTTGCAGACGGCACAACTTTAAGCAATGCCGTAAGTTGGGTTTTTAGAAAAGTTGGCCTTGAAAAAATGGATTCAATCGGCAAAGAGACATTAATTAACGTAGCTCATGATCGCTATAAACAAATGGCTAGTTCAGATGCAGGAAGAGCAAAATTAATGACACAGCTTAAACCAATTTTTGGCCCTTCATCAGAGTCAGTAATTAATGATTTGCTATCAAACAACCCTAGTGATAATGTAAAAATGTTACTGTATCATAAAGTGTTGGACTTTCATCCAGTCGCATTATCTTCAATGCCCACACCATACTTAAATGGTGGAAACGGTAGAGTAGCTTATATGCTCAAGACATATACTATTCAACAGTTTGATGTCTTCCGTAGAGAAGCTTGGCACAATATGAAGAATGGCTATATGAATGCTCAAGAAAACGGATATAATGAGACTAATAAAGCACAAATTATTGAAGGTATCACTAATATGGTTAAGCTGGCTAGCTTATTAGTACTAGCCAATGCTGGTGCGGATGAGATTAAAGATTGGATGTTAGGTAAAGAAACAAAGTTTAGTGATAATGTAATTGAGAATTTCTTAGTGCTTGGTGGGGCTTCTAGATATATTAGAACTAAAGTTAGTCAAGAGGGTATAGGCAGTGGAATTGCTAGTCAATTAATGCCCCCATTTAGATTTTTTAATTCTGCTACTAAGGATGTAGGAGAAACTTACGATAATTATATAGCTGGTGATACAATGAACTTTAATCATGCTAGAATAATTGAATCTATACCAGGAATGGGTAAATTGTATTATTGGCATTGGGGAAGAGGAGCTGATTATAAGAAGAGTGGTAATGAGCAAGAATTTAGTAAGGTTGGAAAAGAGGTAAAGCTATTCAAGAAGCAGCTTGAAAACTCGGAAGACAAGCGAACTTTCTTGAATTCAAACCTGGATGGATTCAAGCAAATGAAGTTGCATGAAAATTTTCAGAGTGCTCTCAATCGGAACCAGGCAGTAATTAATAAGTTGAAAAAGATTGACCAGACAACAAATGTTAGGGAAAGGCTTGGACAGTTGCAGCAGCAACGAGAGGTGCTCTTGAAAAGATATTTTGACATAAGATAGTTTAAACTAATAGGGCATGGATAGATTCATGCCCTATTTTTCTTTCATCCTTCGTGATATGCAGTTGTGTTATCCGAATCTTCATCTTCACATTCAGGACAAACGCTACCAGTAAAATCTTTATGATGTTTTTTGCCTCTATGAATTTTATTTCCTTCAATTTGGTTGCCTAAGAACTCTTCCCAAGGCATCATATTCATGACTCGCTGCATATCGGGATGAGCTGACTTAGCTGTTCGCAGCTTTCTGATATGTGTCCACTCAGCTGCATCTGCCGTGACTACGATCTCGGTCTTCAAGGCATTGGGCAGGACGGCTCGAGCTTGTTGAGGAGAGCAGGTTCTCCCGGTTAAAAGCAAATTGTAAGAACCCTCCGCATCATCACAACTGCCTGTAAATACAACCTTGTCCATTTTATTCCAATCCTCGAATTCATCCGGTTCAATAAATTCCATATCCTTGCCGCCGTATGATACATAACGTGTTGATTCCTGAGCCAACGAGCCATCAAACATTTTATAAATATCAATAGGAGAATCAACAAACTTACTGAACCAATCCATTGCTGTTGGCCTATGTCTCACCAATTCATGACTGACTCCGCGATCACAGATAAACTTTGCTGAATAACGATGAAGTTGCTTTGGGATTTCATTATAAGGACAAGAGTCCCACGGAGTATAAATTGGATCAAGCATTACTATATTAAATAAATCATCATACCTTCTTGCGAAAGCTCGAAAAATCGGATCATCCCAACCAATTATATTTCCTCTCTGATACCAAGCAGTAAGACTTCCTCCGACATAAATATAATCAGAGTTCTGAATAACATTTAAGTATTTACCAACAACACTGACTATCGTTGAGATTAGTCCCATAATAATTGTTTCTGGCTGACGCATTCTCACCACAAAATTCGAGTGTTCAACCATAGCCAGATGGCCCGCCTTAATCAGCTTCCGAACGAATCCTTCAGCACTATCTTCAGTGATCTTATCTTCTGACTTGTAGCAAGTTCTGCCTGCCATCTCGATGAACTTAAGTGATGCATTATATTCAGTTGGTACTGCTCCGAAAAACTCAACGCTTGGTTTGATTATTTTCATAAGTTCTCCTTTATCCAGTAGAATACAGCACAATGATATGATGCACAATTGGCCTCTCCGTATGTCTCGTACTTTTTCGCCGAACACAGTACCAGACAGCGCAACCCATCACGCCACGGACACCTCTCCGATATCTCACTGAAGGTCGGTTTAACCCAACCTCCGCCATTTTCAGGTGATGGTTTCATGCCACCCTCGTTATAGAAGTTGATTTCATTCTCCATCCTCATGATTTAAGGATGCTATCAAATCATTATGCAAATCTTCTCTGGGATCAATTTCTTCTTTCATCACATCTTCAGGTGGAGCAACTAAAGGCATGCCAATTTCTACACCCCATCGACGAGCAAGTAAAGATGCTTTTGCTATTTCTAAAGCACCTATAGCAAATGTATTAGCTTCTACATTATTAAAAGCATCCGTTTCATCAACCGTTGCAGAACAGCTTAATCCTTTATCATTTGATTCAATCTTTATATTTAATATCATTACTACATCCCTCCACTATTTTAATACAAGCTTTAATTGCTTGTATGGTTGCTGCTGCTGTAACTCCATTAGGAATTATTATATTGGCTGCATCTCTAGTTGGTTCGTTTTCACGATCAAGTAAGAAGGCTTGAAGTTTTTGCAACACTTTAGATTTGAACGTGTTCATTTTTTATTACACCCTCCAGGTGTAGTTAATCACTTCAGCTTTTGCATGGAACTTCTGGTTCAACATTATTGCCAGTTTTAATCACCATTCGTTTTACATGCTCAGGAAAACTTTTAACAGTTTTCTTTTCTGTTATACATCCAAGAGTAGCATTCAATCGTTTGATCATTCCAGCCAGCCAGTCGCCATGAGATTTGAACTGTAATAATTCGCACTCATCTAGAGCATTTTGTAAATCTAACTCAGTTAGTTTTTTCATAAATTTATTCACTTAGACTCTGTTACTAATTGCCATGATCTAACAGTTGCCTTAGCACCACGTCTGGTTTTAAGTTTTAATTTATCACATCTTCCAGTATGATAAGCAACTAATTCTGATGCACGTTTTTCAGTTGCACAAGTAGATACGATATAATGCATACCTTTTCCCCATTGAATAGTGATTCTGAATTTTTGAATTTCCATAAATATTCTTATCCATGCATGATTATTTTATTCAATTCTTGTTCTTTCTCAGCTAGTTTTGTATAAAGCATTCCTGCATAGTGTGCAATCTTTAGTAAGTCAAGTCCCTGTTGGCCTTCACGAGAGTTCTTGCCATAACGATTTAAATACTTTTTCATCTGGGTGATGAAATCAGCTTCGCTAAACTCCGAGCATTGATCGTTACCTTTATCTCCGTATTGTGGCACAGTATAGGATTCAATATGATTGAATACTCTTTTACTAAAACTTAACCATTCTGATGCACGTAATGAAAAACCAGGATCATAATCTTCTTCTGATGGACAAGGATCAATTTGCATAATTAAACTCCATTATTATGTTTTTCTATTTTTGATACAAGATCTTTCAAGCCTTTTTCAATCTTATAAAGTCTTTCAAGCTCATCAGCAGCCTGTAATATAGCAACTTCTGCCTGATTATAGATATTTGCAATTTCTCCAACTTGAGGAATACAAATTGCTAATCCATTTTGTAATTTTATATTTGTTATATCAATTAAAAGTTTTTCCATTGCAACTTGACGTTCTTGTGCATTTTTATATTGTTTTTCCCATGAGCATATAGACATATGGTATCTCCAATTATATAAGCTTTAAGTTTCGTTTACATATTTTATTCACTTGAAGTCATGTTCGGTATAACAATTCCTCGATTCACCAACTCAAAAAAGCATCTCTTAGTTGCACTGATATCTGCATAAGCATCATGCGCTCCATCAAATCTTTCGCCAAATAAGTGCTCATGCAACTCGGTTAGCTTGGGCCATTTTGCACGACCAGCCTTATTTTTCAAGCCACACATTTTTACCACAGCCTTATCTTTCATGGTGCAATGGTTTGGACGATCAAGATAGAATGCACTTCTCGCAAGGTCAGATAGTTCTTCAAGGTTGCGTTCCATCATCTGGTAAACATAGTTCCAATCAAAGGCAAAGTTATGGCAGACAACTAAATCTGCCTGACGGAGCATTAATCCAAATTGTTCCGCAGCCTCAAGTTCTTCAATGCCCTCAGTGTCGGCTCGTTCAATGGTAATGCCATGCACTTCTTGAGCATAATAGTTCATTGAACGACCATTACTTTTAATAATGACATTCATTTGATCAAATTCTTCTTCTTGACTGGCAAGAATTGCTCCGATCTGTACTGTCCAGGCCTGGGATGGATCGTTAGCAGGCAAAGCTTTTTTAATAAAGTCAGAGGTTTCGGTGTCAAAGAATAGTACTTTCGTAGCTGATGTCATTTAGTTCTCCAATTAATTTAAAATTTCTTCAACAATTGCTTTAATTTCATTTCTTCCCCAACCAGTTTTTAACTCTAATCTTTCGAAAAATACTCTTTTAAAATCATTAATTTCTATAAAATCTGTTTTTGAATTACTCTTTTTATCTATAGCATCTTCTATGTCAATAAGACAACATCTAAGTTCTTCTAATTTATCTACTATTACATCTAATTGATTATCAGTCATTTAGTTCTTCTCCATTTGATTTTTAATTACATTCCTGTCCATCAACCTAAATACTGTTCTGTCAAGATAAGTTGGATCACGAAGTTTTTGTTGCTTACGAATTGTGGTGTATCTACAAGTTGTAGCAGAATTCTCTGCTTTGAGTATCCCAGATTGCTCAGCCATCTCAACATAGCCGCGCAGTTGAGGTATGTTGTCTACATCTAGGTGGAAATTCCTAACCAGTTCTGTCCACTCAAAAGATTCATGATTATCAATGAATGAAAGTATCTTTGCATAGATGTTAGCTTGACTGGATAAGCCAAGTCCATAGAAAGCGTTTGGCATTTCAAGTTCTGTTGCTTGCATTATTGCTAAGGCTTGCTCGAAGTGTTCAGCCGTAATGATCATGTTGTCAGACTCTGCAGCACATACAAGCATACAGACCTTATTCAAATGAAGTGGCCGCCTATGATTATAACCTAAAAACCGCTCACTTGGCACACCTGACTCGTCATAATCTTGCTCATACCAACGCACATAAGTTTTGAGAAAATCCTTACTTAGGGTGAACTGCCCAGATAGGTTGGCAATTTCCTGTAGGTCGTTTTCTAACTTCTTTTGTGTATCTTCCTCCTCTTCAGTCAAGAACTGTAAGGCTCTTCTTTGCTTGGGGCCTTGGCCAACTACGAAAATGATCCGAGAGATTAGGCCTCCACCAACTGCATCTTGACTCAGCTTAGATTGCAAGAGACTAGGAGTTATGCAACCAAAGAGCGTTAGCCAACAATTGGATATGTCTTCAGTCTTTCTTGCTAGTGTTTTATACTTCCAAGTATCTGCACAATCGAACAGATCAGTCAGGGATGCGAGAAGCATCTGATCTCTGTCGTTCAGGAAGACTTGAAATTCTTCTGACCAGATTGACACGCTCTTATGCTTGCGAGTAAGTCCAGCATGGTCAACATAAGTATCTTCGCTGTCCATGAGTTCTCTATACAACGCTTGAGTTGAGCCTAGCGAATCTGCTCCGATATTAACGTCTAGTTTCTGGACAAAGCTCTTTGCAATTTTCATGGCTGTGCCCTTACGACCTCCAGGTGGACCGACAAGAGATACGAATAAATTAGGATAAACATAACCACGAAGTGCTCCCCAGTTACAATAGCACTTTCTTCGTAAGGCAGAAGCTATTGCAGTCAGTCCACTCCAAAGATGGTATAGTTCTGGTGGCTCTGTTCGCTGTGTGTACTTCATATAGTGGGCTAACCAATTATCTAATTGCCTCGACATGAAAAGGTTCCTTGAATAGCTACGTACGATTGTTGAATGGGCTTTCCCATTTTATTATCTCTTAATTAAAAACCTATCTTCTCAATAGCTTTATCACATTCTTCTTGAGTAAACTTACTGATTTCAGCCGTGTTACCAGCCCATTGTGTACCCACCTTAGCATCCAAGCCAATTGTGAAGCTCTTCCCCTTGTAGGTAAAAGTATGTGTCAGATGATCTTTAATGATAAAAAGAATCTGAGGTAAGTTTGGAATCTGACTTTTGTGAAACCTAAATACAAACGAGTCATGAACAGTTGTCATGCAGCGAATGTCAAAACCATCTTTGCCAAGCCTGGGATCATTTACTACTTTATTCATTCCACGATTTAACAATTCTGCGACTGTTGATTGAGGCTTGTAGCTATAGGCATTTCTGAATAATGCTGCATTCATTTCACCTAAAAACCTGCGAGGTCGACCAAACAAGTTGTAGAGAACTCGATTCTTTTGTACATCTTCTTCGATTGATCTATGCCAGCGTTTCAAACCAGGAAATCTATCAGAATACATGTCAAGTAATCTCTTACATTCTGACTGAGATTTGAAGATTTCCTCAGCCGCTAGGTTATCAGAGAATGTCTGTGGCCCCATTGCATAATTCGAGGCATGAACTACCTTCTTGCCCATGTAACGCATTGTAGATTTCTGATCAGCTTTTTTAGTCTTAGCTTCATGAATGACTTCTTCAATTGGAACTCCAAATATCTTACTTGCATTAAAGCTATGCACATCTATTCCTGATTCAAATGACTGGATCATGTTGGAATCTTGCGTAAGGTATGCAACTACATGAGCTTCAGCCTTGGCAAGATCACATTCACACATAATCCAATCTTCATCAGCAATAAGATAATATTTGAAAACATACGGCTGGTTCTGAAGGTTCGATCCAGTACCAAAATAAGTCTTTTCAGTAGCAATCCTGCCAGAGACTGTTCCAGAGATTTTGTGATTACAACGAAGTCTCTTATCATCATCCACTTGAATATTAAAGTAGGTTGATACCATCTTTTGGTACTTTCTAATCTTTATGATGATTCTAGCTTCTTCAGAGCCTTTAACATCTTTCTTTGCAATCCTATGAAGGGCTACAGTATCACAGGTAACTGATCCAGTTTTGCGATTAACATATGGTTTGATCATACAAGTTCCGTAGAAGTATGCAACCATTTGTTTCGCTGAACCTGGATTAATTTCCTTGCCTGCGAGTTTATTCAACTCTGCTTGAAGCTCAATCAGTTTGATTTCATACTCAGATTTGATCTTTTCAATTCCATCTGTATCAGTAAGGATGCCATTGAACTCCATTTCCATAAGAGGCTTATGGAGATTCATGGTATAATCCATAGCATCCATAGAATCGAATTCACCTAACTCTTCAAGGAGTTTCTCAGTTATTGGCAATAAATATGCTGAGTCTTTGGCATTATAAGTCCAGTATTGTGGCCAGTTTTTTATAGCCTTAAGGTGGGATTGCTTTCCTTCGTCTTTGTAATACGGATAGTAAGTATAGGTCGAAGTTAGATAATCAAGTCCCTTTGGAAGTTCGGTATAGCAGATGTGCTGTGCAAGCATGGTGTCAAAATAAAAGTTATCTGTTTTAATCATCATGGTGCGAAAAGTAAACATGATATCAAACATTCCATTTTGACAAATCTTACCGATTGCTTCATTATTAAGTATTTCAGCTAGTCCAGTCCAGATTTTTATCTCTTCTGCTGTTGCCCAATAGTTGCCCTGGTTGTTCATTAGGGGAACAGACATGGAGAGGATCTTATTATCGTGATAGACTGCCAAAGAGTAGCAGGTAATAAATTCTGGTGTAGCTTCAATGTCGAAAGCTACATATTGCTTTGTCTTAATCAATGCATAGAACTGCATGATTTCTTCAAAGCTAGGCTTGATTTTTATTTCCACATTGTCAACGAGCAATTCTGGATCTTCAATAATCCGCAAGGCTTTTGTAAAGTCTGCGATCATTGTGTAGAAGTGGATAGGCTGCCCGTATGGGAGGGTGAAAGATGGATGATAAGACAAACCGATTATCTTGCCTGCCAGTTTGTCTTTCAAATGAGGAAAGTCTTCAGCATGATAGAATGAGCCACGATATTTTGTAATTGAATCGAACTTAGGTTCATCCAGGAGAAGTCTCATTGGAGTTGCACCAAGCAACATTATTACTTTGCCTGGAAATTGTGCAAGCTCATCAATTAGTGCTTCTTGTAACTTGCTCCAGTCTGGATGGCGATAGCCTTTGTCTGTCCATAAGACAGCGGTATTGTTTTTGGGGAATTTAGCTTTACAAGCATTAGTTAGATAGATTTTATATCTTGCAAGTCTGACTGCTGCACAGATACGATTAAGCTGAGAGCCTGTCGGACCTACGAATGGTTCGTTCTTCAGGACTTCTATTTCACCTGGAGCCTCGCCAACCATAGCGATTTCAGCCGTAAGTATGTTATCAGTTGGAGCGCACTCTACAGCTAAGCAATTGAAAGAACCTTCTTTCTGCGGAGTTGCTGTAGTTGATATGCTAGGAATTATCATTGCAGGTTCCTTTAATTATTTACTTTTTTATAAATACGTAAAAAACTTTTCAATTCCATTCTTTGATCCATAAACAAAGGTGACATATCATATCTTACCCAATCATCTTTAACATCTAAAATTGTTATTGATGTAGAGTGTTTTGGCCACGGAGATTTATCAAATAATTCCCATGATTCTCCAGGAATAGGTTTTGATTTATCTTCAGAAATAGATTTTGATTTAAAAAACTTTTCAAATAAATTCATATCATACCCTATATTCTATCTTTAGTCAATGCTCCTGGGTTCGGAGCCTTAATTTCCTGCTTGCAATCTAAGCAAAGATAAGAACGCACCCGGATAACATTTGCACTGATGATGCTGACCGCAAAGTTATAGTTTGGCTCATTCTTATAGCCGTTCGGCCAGCTCTTAGAGGCAAAACCTATTTCGAGTGGCACAATGTTTTTGTGTAGGCAACAGTTAGAGCCAGGCGTGATGGGGGCTTTCTGTTCAGATAGTTGGCCTACTTTATATTTTGTCATAACCTAGCCTACATTTTAAATTAAAGTCCTTCCACTTCAGCAGTTATCCCAAGATAGTTTTCAAGCCGTTGGTAAAATTCTGGAATATACTTCTGGCTCTTATCACATCCGACTGGCAGCATTTTTTCTTTGGCTGCACTAATCAAGCAATTACCAGATCCAGCAAATAAACTCATAAATAAGGTTCCAGGTTTTCCTAAGGCTTTTAAGAAATGATCATAAAGCTCTATAGGTTTCTCCCACTGATGAATTCGTTGACTTGAACTGACTGTGCTTATGTTAATTGATGACGACAAGCTAGGAGTATTGAACTGTGCATTTCCCTTACGCAGCAAGAGGAACATTTCCCAATTGCTCACCATGTTTGTCTTAGGCTTATTGGTACTGCCACCAACTTTGTTCCATGAACCAGGAGACTGAACTCCAAATCCTATTTCTCTTGCAATGTTATTGATCTGTATAAAATGCTCCTTGCCTGTCCAGACTAAAACCCAACTACAGTCAAGCATCTTTTCATAGACTAGGGGAAGATAATTAAAGTAGAAGTCATAAAGCTCTTTTTCATCCCAATCTTGAGCTTTACATTCGATCTTGTTTGTCTTACCATAGTTATCGTTAAAATCAATTGCATATGGTGGATCAAGTTCTACCATCCCAACAGAATTACTTGGAATCTTGTCAAGGAAGGTCTTGTAGTTTTCAGCTACATAAATTACTTGAATGCTAGGACTGATTACTTCTTGTTCATCTTCAAGGTCTTGATCATATTCATCGAACTCAGTAAGTCTTTCTTTGGCTTGTTTGGTTTTCTCAAAGACATTCTGCGTTACCGTATTTTTTATTGGGGCTGTCATGGTTCCGTTCTGTAACGCAACTAAACGCCCTTTTTCAGCCTCGGTGAAACTTCCCATTCGTTGAAGTGCCTTAGCTTGTTCACCGAGAGCTTTGTAGGCTTCCTTAGCTCGACCCTTAGTAGACTGTTCTTTCAGAATCGGAAAGACTTTGAGAGCTTCTGCGAAAGCAAGGTCAGTAGATAAGCCACCAAGACTGCATTTGAGCCTCTTGGCTGTTTCGCGGTAGCCCCAAGATTTGCCTTCCTTACCTGCGGCTTCTACCCAATAGTTGTGCAGCTTATACTTGAGGTCTATTTCTTCATGCCACAGAAACTCCTTACGGTCCATATTACTAAGGAGTTCGATCAAGAAATGATCGTCTTCAGTAATGCCGTCAAATACCCGAACTTCAATGGTTTCTTTGCCGAGTTTCTTAAATGCTTCGATGCGATGTAAACCGTCGATTAGGACGTTATTTGAATCTATGAGGATCGCATGAAGCTGGCCGACCATCGAGATTGAATCAGCCAAGCTGGAAATGTCGCCTACTGCTGAACGGGCACGATCTTTAATGATAATGTCTGAGATGTCACGTTCTTCTATCTGGAAGAGTTGCATTTGATTATCCTTAGTTATTTTATATTAAGCTCTGAATTTATTAAATTCCAAAATGCTTCACGCATAATTTTAGTTTTATTATCTTCATCAGGAAGACCATTTTGAAAATAGTCTTTTAACCATAATGTTTCTTCTATATTTAATCTTAGTTTTATTGTTTTTTCTATCTTAGTTTCTATTTCCATAGCTTTAACCTAGTTTAAATTTTGAAACTGCCTTTTGATTAACTCTATTTGATCTGCTGAAAGTTTACCAAGCAAGTCTGTTGCATTCTTGGTAGGATCAGCCAACATCTTCTTGCCGCGCTTTGTTCCAGAGTTCTTAGAAATATTCTTCATGGCAGACTTAGTGATCTTCTGAGACTTAACTAGTGCTGCGTTCAACGCAGAAGTTCGCATAGTCCGAACGCGTTCAATCAATCTGGCTTGCTCTGGATAAGACATTTCTAAGAATGATCGGCAGTAAATACGATCCATTAGAGCCATAACTAATCTCCTTATCTATGATCTCCAGAACCACCTATCTGGTTACGTTCTTTACGATCAGCCAGTTTGTTAATATTCATTATTGCTATATCTTCAAGTGCTATTTCGAGGTCGTATGCTGTACAAGATAGGTACCACAAAACATCTCCAAGCTCTTTAGATATTTCAAGCACGTCAGTTGGTGAAATAAGTCCATCTTTGTCACGATAAATCTTTTTGAGCTTACCTGCTACTTCTCCAGCTTCATTGGCAAGCCCAAGAATGTGGCAATCAAGAGATTTGTCTGATGGATAAATGTCGGTTGAATTTGCCAAGGATTGATATTCATTAAATGTCATGGCTATTCCTCTATGCCGGGCAATGTTAATGCTTTGCCCTTATACATATAGTCTAGGACTTCATTCAGTTTTCCACCATTAATTATGCTTTTTAGCGAAAGGAATATTTGTCTGAATAGCTTTGTTTGCTGTCCATGATGGAAGTGTTCCTGGACTTGTTCATACAAGTCTTTGTCTATTCGTGCAGTTACTTTACATTCTTCTTTGAGCATTTTATTCACCGTAAAAGGTTAAAAAGTTGTTCCTCAGTTATCTGAGGGATATTGTAACGAGTTGCTTTTTCTACCTTGTTTCTGCCTGGCTCATCTCCGACGACCAAGTAGTTTGTTTCCCTCGTTACTCCAGATGAAAATTCATATCCATAGCCATTCAAAATTTCGATCATTGTTTCTCGTGACTGACTTAACGATCCGGTAATACAATAAATTGCTTTCGCTTCACTAGGTAATGGAGCGAAAGAAAAGTTCTTCATTTCCTTAATTGTTTCTGTATAAATAGTTGCAGCAGTAATAAAACTGCGTTTAGCGTTATCAGTTATGTGAATGTTAATTTGTCCTGTTTTTAAATACTGACAAAGCCTCAAAGAGGACTTATATGCTAATCCTGGTAAGCCAAGCCCAGCTACGAAGTGTGCCATTGTACATTGATTGTTCATTGAAAATACTTGTTCAGCGATGTTACTATAAATGGTTACGCCGATTGTATTTATTATGTCTGGCACAAGATCATAGCTAAGCGGATCAAGTAAGGCCCAAGGCTTGGTACTAAGAACTGAATAACACTTTTCATTCTGGAGTAGCTTTTCTATAATGCCAGAACCAACGCCGTCGATTTTTATACCTTTCTGAGAGTAGAAGTAAGCAATGGAGACGATAAGTTTAGCTATGCAATTGTCTCCATTACAGACAAGATGCACTCCTTCCCATTGCAAGATATTAGTACACTTTGGACAGTGAATAGGAAGTAAGTTTTTGTACTCTTCAATGTTTTTAACAGATAAAATTTTTGGAATTATCTCGCCTGCCTTGCCAACAGAAATGACTGATCCTGGCATAATCCAACGTTCATCAATCCATTTTGCATTATTGCCTGTTACGCGATTATTAGTCGTGCCACAAAGTTCAATCGGTTCATAGACAACTGTTGGAATTGCTTTGCCGAGTCTGCTAATGTTCCATTCAATATTAACAACTTTTGTTTCTTTAACTTGGATTGGAGGCTTCCAGGCAATCGACCAGTTATTGGTCTGTCCATTATTACCTGCAACCAACCGAACTTTTTCATCCGCCACCTTGATCATCAAGCCATCCATGGGATAGATCTTTGACCATTTGTTATATGTCTCAAGCAGAAAATCTCCCATAGCTTCTAAGCTACCGGAGTAGGTATATTCTTCAAATAGGTTGCCATGATTATGAGGGATTGCTGTCAGCTTAATTGGTGGCTTTTCATATTTACGAGATAACCAACCAGCAACTGTGTTACGAGGATTTGCTCCAAAAGATTGATCCCAATCACATAAAGGAATTACTAATTCAACTGCTTGAAAATGTTTAGGTTCAAATGGAAATGAAATATATTCAAGCATGTGAGTTATATCTGTTCCACATCTTCCATCACCTTCAAGAGTAAAAATGAACCCAGATTCTGTTCTTGTAATAACTGCTGCACATCCATCGTATTTAGGTTCGATCCTAAGTTTGTAACTGCCAAACCTTGTAAGGAATGGCTTAAGGTCGAGCATGTTGAATGCTTTGTTCGTTCCATAGATTGGATGCTTATGCCAGGTTTTGCCAGTTAAAGCAGCCCGACCTTGCGCGGTATGGTAGAGGATACTATTATGTGGATCTATGACATGAAGTTGTTGCCACAACAGATCATATTCGCTGTCTGTCATGAATGGTATGCCGGAAGCATAAGCCATGTTTGCTTGGGAGATTTCTTTTATGAGTTGTTCATGAGTCATAGGTTGGCTCCTTAATTAGCTTCTACTAATTTTAAATCTATCCAGGCAAGAGTATTATTATGAACTGGAATAATTATGAAATCCTTTTTACCTCTTTTTAATACAATTCTATCACTTTTATTTGGACCAAACAGAGATGCATATTTTGGATTAACTACCATTCCACCATAATATTTAACAACTTTGTCAGTTTTTGGGATTTCAAATGCCTTAAAGATATAAACTACTTTACATTTAACTGGAGGTTTTGGATTTGGATTTTTTCTATTTGGCCTAACTGAATAGTAAACTTCTGAACCAATTGTTATTTTAGTAAAATCCATCATAATAATTCTCCTTTAAGAGATATTTATCTTTGCTAAACATTAATATTTTAGCAGATTAATTCTTAGTAA